ATATTGACCACCTATTTTATTGAAAACTCTAACATCAATTACGTTGATTACACCATTTTCTTGACCAACTTGTCTAATCAAATCACCAACAAATAATGGGTCTCCCATCTTTCTTTTATCGAATGAGAAGAAATCAATCGTATTGTTAATTGTTGTTTTTATGATGTCAGAAGGGTTTTCATTTTTATCAATAATCAAATCAATTTCCAATCCTAAGTCTATAACCTCACCATTTGCAATATCTATGTAATCATTTATCATTCTATATTCAGATAGATAATTAATGATATTATTTTTTAATGTGTTAGAAACTGTGTCAGTTAAATTACCTTTATCATCATATGATAATATTTTGATTTTAACCTTATTATCTTCTTCCATGACGTTTACCTTAGCCGGTGCTCCGAAAGTCGATGGCATGACCTCTATCAAAGATTTATAGTCATTTAACGTAACCGCCCTATCTTGTGCTGCGAAATTATATGAAATCATATTTCTCAATTCCTCAATTGTTGGTTGGTCCGCACCACCTACCGCGGGTGTAATATTGGTAACTTTCAAAGATTGTATAACCTGAGTGTTTGTTGAACTAACAGGTCCGTTTACATTGAATTCGACAGTGTCAATACTGTTTACAACGTTTACACCTACGTTTGAATTTTTACCACCGCCAATTCTGTATTTTACGAATAATGTAGTATCCGTTTTTGGTACCGCACCTAATGATAAATTGTTTAAATAACTCGCTAAATTCACCTTTAATTGACCTGTCATGTAATTATCCAAATTATCTAATGGATTAACAGTTCCAGAACCAAATATCAATGAGAAATATCCTTCAGGTGTGTATTCGGTTATAAACTTATTTGTAACATCTTTATAGACACCAGATTTAAAATTATCCTTATCTGAAACTGCCGTTGAATCGGGTATAAAAACTCTATTTTGTATTAAACTTTTAACTTCGTACCACTTATTTGTGGTTGTTAAAAATTCACTTGGTGTTGGGTTTGCACCAAATGACGTACCCTCTTTATGTATAATTGAAACAACACCTAAAACATTTTGTTCAGGTAAAAATAACTTCAAGAACGGTTTTTGATCTGTTTGATTTATAATTTTTCTATATATTTTACTAACACCGTTAACAACCGCATCTCTTTTTGTGATTGTGTAGGAAACTAAAGTGTTATTTGCATTAAAGTTTGGTATTTTAAGTCTATTTGGTTCCCCTTTAGTGTTAAATGGACTAGAGAAATCAATATCTTCTAATGTTTCAAAAACTTGTCCTCCACCTGAAACTTGAGCTCCTGTTTTTAAAATACCCAAATATCTTTCATCTTCCTTGTCTCCTCTAACGGGTACATTTATTGAGAAATCACACAAACAAACCGATGGTCTGTTACCGGGTATTTTAAGTCCGTAGGTTTTTGCAATGTGGTATAACGATTGTCTTTGTTGAGCAAAGTCCAACATAGTTTCTTGCCAAACCCTATCAATGTGATAATGTAAGTTATCGGTAACAGCCGCGTTTAAATCTAACAATACAGAATATATTGACGCATCATTGGTATTTTTAACCAAATCAGGATAATATTGTTTAGTTAGGTTTACTAATTCCTGTCTTAAACCCGCAAAATCACGGGTTGCATATGATATTTTTTTACTCATCTTAAATGTTTAATATTACAAAATCTGAAGTTGAAAATGCTCCATTAGTTACTGTGTATTCAATTTTTACTTTGGCAGTATATGGTTTGGTTGAATGGTCGGAAACCCTGAATAGTCTTTCATCTTCCATCATGTTAAATGTGGTTGTTTCATCGGGGTCATCCTCCGCGGACATGACATTAATTGATGTGATATCTAAATTAGGGATATAGGTTTTTACCGTCTCTCTAATCTCACTTTCAATCAATCCGAATGTTACCATATCGTTTTGGTCGAAGATAAATTGATATAAACGGGTACCAAAATCAGGTAAGAAATATCTACTACCTTTTCTTGTCAGTAAAAGATGAATTAGGTTTCCTCTAATCTCTCTTTCCGCTTCTCCTGTCATTTTTAAAAACTTTCCTTCTAAACTATCTCGGAAAGGAAAATCTATACCATATGTCGCCATACCTATAAATATAAACTAATATAAAATGGTAATAAATAAAAAAATCCAGCCGAAGCTGGATTTAAATTAGTGTCTTAATATTCACCCCCTATATTCTCAAGACCTGGGAGTACTCTTCAAGGGGTCTCCCATTATTTTAAGAACCACATCCCTCACAATCAAATGGAGAGTCTACTGGTTTATCTAATGTCATTACAACCTCAGGTGTTTGTTCACTTATTAAAAAATTATTTTTTGGTACTTCAACATTATTTACTGATGACGTTTGTTCAATTGGTTTTGATGTTGACATATCCACACCCAAACCTTTAATTGCATCCACCGCCGCTCTTGTTCTTAAATAATACATACCCGTTTTTAACCCTAATTTCCAACCAAATAAATGTGCCGCTAATAATTTGGGTTTGGTAGCGTTATCCACAAATAAATTCAATGATTGTGACTGATCAATAAAAACACTTCTATTGGCCGCCATTTGTAAAATTCTCTTTTGTGACATTTCCCAAACGGTCTTATATACTTCCTTCATTTCTGTAGGAATTTCAGGTATGTTTTGAACTGAACCATTTTCCATGATTAGTTTATTTTTAATACCTTCATTCCATAAACCAATTTTTATTAAATCATAAACCAAGTGTTTATTAATCATAATAAATTCACCACTTAATGTTCTACGAGAATATAAGTTAGTGGTGAACGGTTCAAACGCTTCATTATTACCTAAAATTTGTGCAGTCGATGCAGTTGGCATTGGTGCAACCAATAGTGAATTTCTAACACCATTTGTTTTAATTTCTTTTCTTAAAGATTTCCAATCCCAACGACCTGATAAATCTGAATCTTTTTTACCCCACATTTCATATTGTAAAATACCCTTTTCAATAGGTGAACCTACAATTGTTTCATATGGACCAAATTCTTTCGCTAAATCTTTTGACGAAGTTAACGCCGCAAAATAAATTGTTTCAAAAATATCTGTTTGTAATTTATCAGCCATTTCAGATTCAAAAGGTAAACCTAATTTACACATTACATCCGCTAAACCTTGAACACCTAACCCAACAGGACGATGTCTAAAGTTTGAACGTTTAGTTTCTTCAGTTGGATAGAAATTTAAATCAATTACATTGTTTAAGTTTTTAACAACTTGATATGTGTATTCATATAGTAATTCATGATTGAATTCACCATTAAGAATATATTTTGGTAACGCAATTGATGCTAAATTACAAACCGCTTGTTCAGTTGGTGAACTATATTCAATAATTTCTGTACATAAATTTGAAGACTTAATAGTACCTAAATTCTTTTGATTTGATTTATAATTAGCAGGGTCCTTGTATAACATATAAGGTGTTCCCGTTTCAATTTGTGCAGTTAAGATTGCGTCCATTAATTTTCTCGCCTTAACAACTTTTCTCGCCTTACCATCCTTTTCATATGATTCATATAAACGAGTGAATGCTTTATCTTCAGGACTGTCGTAAGCATCGGATAATCCTGGTGCTTCGTCAGGTGAAAATAGAGACCAATCTCCATCACTTTCAATACGTTGCATAAATAAATCAGGAGTCCACATCGCCAAGAATAAATCTCTGGCTCTCATTTCTTCCTTACCATGATTCTTTCTCAAATCAATAAAATCAAAAATATCTGAATGCCAAGGTTCAAGATAAATAGCAAAAGAACCTTTACGTTTACCACCTTGATTAATCCAACGAGCAACCTCATTGTATGTTTTTAACATTGGTAATAAACCATCTGAAAGACCTCCTGTTCCTTTTATATAAGAACCTTTAGCTCTAACATCATGAACGTGTAAACCAATTCCACCAGCCCATTTAGAAATCTTAGCCACATCTTTGATTGTATCAAACAATCCATCAATATCATCACCTTTATTTCCAATTAAAAAACAAGATGACATTTGAGCTCGTTTTGTGCCGGCATTAAACAGCGTTGGGGTTGCATGTGTGTAATAATGTTGGGATAAGTCGTCATAAATACGAATAGCCATTTCAACATCACCTTTACAAATACCTACCGCAACTCTCATATACATGTATTGTGGTCTTTCAATAATACGTTCACCTATCTTTAATAGATATGAACGTTCTAATGTTTTAAAACCAAAATAATCAAAATCTAAATCTCTCTCTAAATGAATTGCCCCATCTATCGATTCTTTATTTGCCATTACAAATTCATAAACTCTTTCATTAATTAAAGAAGATTCTTTACCTGTTTTTGGTTCGGTAAAAGAATATAGTTCTTTAATACATTGTGAAAATTTCTTATGAGTTGTTTTATGTAAATTAGAAACAGCAAGTCTTCCTGCTAATTTTGAATAATCAGGATGTGTTGTGGCCATCGCTGCTGCAGTTTCTGCAGCAAGAACATCTAATTCAGTTGTAGAAATTCCATCATATATTCCTTGTGTAACTTTTAAAGTAACGTAGGTTGGGTCTATGTATTCTAAATTTAAATCACTACAAAATACACTTATTCTTCTTGTAATCTTATCGTATCTCATCTCCTCTAAGGAACCGTCTCTTTTTTTTACTTTCATTTTTATTTTCTAATTTTAAAAATCAACATCACCAAATGCAGAATCTAAATCTTCAGATTCGTTTGTTTTATTCACACCGGCTTTTTGATATTCGGCTACTCTTTTTTCAAAGAAATTTGTTTTACCTTGTA